GGCGGTGCGTGTTTGTTGATCGAAGAAAATGCTTAAACGTTCAGCATCTGTGCTGGGAACAATGGTCAGTAGTACCTGAATCAGTATGCCGTTCTCTTGAGGGAAAATATCAACTTCGCTGATTTGCAAGCGAGGATCACCACCGGCTACACGTTGTATTTCTCTTGTAATTGCTGCTTCAGTTTCATTGGTTTGATTTTCAAACAAATTGTCCCACAATGCAGTACCATATCCAGGACGACCTACCAGTTGTCCTTGACGAATATTCAACGCATTTAGTAAGTCGCGCTTGATCAAAGCGTCATCAACTAATGTGAACTTTTTAAATTGATCTTGTGTGTTAAATCCAATGAATGTAGCCATAGTTTAGTATTTAAGCCTTTGGTTTACCTGGTGCAAAACGGAATACTCCGTCTTCGTTAACAGTTCCAGGTATTGTTACATTTACAGACACACCTGTTGGAGTTACATAGTCAATTGATGGAACTTTAGGATTGCCAATAATATCTGTTAATGCCAAATCTAAATCGTCTCTTAATACTGTATTGTCAAATCCTGGAATGTCAATACCTACATTTAATAAGTTAGAGTATGAGTCAACAAAGTCGATAGCATATTGCGCCTGGCGTGCAACAACTAATATATTATTAACTAAATCGGTACCAGCAGTATCATTTACCCAACTTAGTACAGCGTTAACACCATAGCGTGTTGCTGGTTGTAAAAACGTTGCTTGAAATTTAGCCGATTCACCACCGGTTAAAATACCTGCATCTAACAATCCTTGAAATGCTCCGGTCATTATGTCAATTTGTGCAAGATTTTGTAGGATTGGATCATTAAGATAATCAAGTAAACTTGTAATTCCATTTTGTCCTGTCCAAACGGCAGGAGTGTTCAACACTGTTATAGTCATGTCTGGATTAGTAATTAAACTTAAAGTTCCAGGTTTAAGATACCCGGTAAGTGTTAATCCAGCAGGTGTTTGTCCATAGATACCAATACCGCGGGTGGCTATTTCTGCTCCAAGATAAACAGGATCTCCATTATCATTTAGTTGCCAATCTGATAATAAATTACCGTCGGCGTCGTATGGATCTACGTAGGCATTTGCAGCGGCTTGTGCGGTTAGTGCAGTTACTTGGTCAGCTGTAATCATTGTTTATCTCTTAATTTCTATTTAAACGACCTTGAGCTTCTTCTACTGCTGCAATTTGTTCTTGCAATGTAGGATTCACCGTCGGAGTATTACTTGGGTTAGCCAATCGTTGACCAATGTTGTAAATTTCTTGTGCTTCTTCGCCAATATTTAGAGAAGCTGGAATTTCTTTAACATATTTTTCAGCATCGATTGGTTTAACCAATGGTGTTTTAGCTACATCTAATACTTTATTAGCTGCTTTTGTTTGTAAACTTGTCTGGCTTGGTAAAGCCGATGTCACTGCAGATGTTGCAGATGTCGTTGCTGATGCAACCGGATTTTGTCCAGCTACTGTAGAATTTAAATCAGTTTTGTTATTAACGCCCTTATTGTGATATGGATACGGTTCGTGTGTGGGTGCTCTAGTAACAATGGTTTCCAAAGTACCTGGATCGACTATCCAACCCTGAGCAGCATCAAATTTTGTATCTGCTAATTTATAATCTGGCAATGCTGGTACATCTGGTACCGGCGGGGTTGGTGCGCCGTTTAGATTAATCACTTTGCCTTTAAAGTTAAGTGCCGATGTTGCTTCCCAACCTCCCACTTTGCTCTTAATACCCAATGTGCCATCTGATTTTACACCTACGTATTTTGTGCCGGCCATTAAAAGTTTATCTTGAGAGCTTAAAATCATTGTTTTGCCGCTTTCAACAAACATTTTTTCTTTGGCCTTCATTTTAATTGTGCCGCCGGCATACATGTTGATATTTTTATCAGCATGTAAATTTAGCGTGCCTTCGGTACGCAAGTTAATTGAGTTTGTACTGTAAACATCCACAGTTCCTTGTTTACCAAACTCCATCCATGTTTGTCCATTGGCATGTGTGATGTAAAAACAATCGCCATCATCGCTCATGGTAATCTGATGACCTTTGGCTGTACGAATACGGATCAGTGTGTCGGTTCCATCAAGGTCGCCATCATCCATGACAAAGGTGTGACCTCCCATACGTCCAATTACTTTGATCTCTTGAGGAGTAATTTCTCCTTTTTCTAGTTTGGATCGAATAGTTTTGGCATTGCCGCCGCCTTGATAGATTGCTGTACCCGGAGTACTGATACCATAGACTGAACTCGGGGACTCTCGTTGACTGTTGCTACGTATAGGACCACGTATGGGATCTTTGTTTAGTCCTTGTTGAAATAGTATGCCAGCTACAACGCTTTGAATCGGCTTTGGCTGATCAAAAAATCTTGGATTTTGATTGATTGCTGTATTTTGTTCGTTGATTTCAGTGACTGGCATCAGCGGACTGTTGGCAAATTTTTGTTGTTGGGCTGGATTACCCGGAACATATTTGTTGCTTGAGCCAATGGCTGGAATCATGTGATTGATTCCTTGTTCAGGAATACAGCCTAAGTAATAACCCTGACTTGGGTCTCCGGCCACAAAGAAACAGATAACTTTGACACCAAGGTCTGGGGGTGTAAACCACATGCCGTAGCTGTTGCGATTGCCAGGATATGTGCCAACGCCAGCACTGGTTCCACTCACAGGAGTTGCTCCATAAAATGGAGGACAATAACTCACAGTTCTCCACAGTGTGGTATTTGTGAGGTCCGGCGTGCCGTCAACTTTGGTAGCACCAAATTCTTCAATGTAAACTTGCAAACGGCCGCTACGAGTATTATCAACGTTGTTGACAACAATGCCAATAAAAGGTCCCATTTCTGCGGCCACACCGCCGCGGTCAAATTTGTATCCTTGGGGCCGACCTCTACTGCGTTCTACGTTTTCTGCCATTGCTTATCCTAAAATTAGTCTTCTCTATTGAGCAGTTCTGGTCCACCTGCATCATCGCCTGCGGCCAGTTGTTGCGGCGGTGCTGGTCCAATGTCCACTGCTTGATTCAGTGCCGATTGCGGTATTACTAATGTTGGTGTACCTGTGTTGATTGTATTTAAAGTAGGTGTGCCTACCGACAGGCCAAACGAAGTTGGCACAAGTGGCGGAGTACTGGCTCGGGTAGAAGAACTGCCAAGCACATTGTTTAACGCACTAACTCCTAAATTAACAGCCAGTGCAGATCCCTGATTCAACAGACTTTGCACCGTGGGTAAATTATTTAAAAATGGCAAGGACGATACTGCACTGGATATCGAAGTATTCAACACACGATTTAGTGAAAAATTCTGCAAGGCAATCTGTCCGGCAGCCTGAGAAATTGCTTCGTTGTCTTGAGCTATACGTTTAGGATCAATTATGTAGAGTGTTCCTTGCAGTTGCTGAGTAAACTTACCTTTGTCAAATACACTGGTACATTCAGTTGCTTGATAGATGCGACTTATCTGCGCAGGACCAGCCTTGGCTGTTTGATTCAGCGTGGCTTGATTCTGTTGATTAGGATCCATTAATCCTGTGCTGAGATTGTAGTCTGTGGGTTTATTAAATGCAATTTCAAACATGGGTTGTTGACTGTCAATGTTAACTGTTCCATCTGCTAAAAAAGCATTGAAGTTCCATTGTGTTCGAGGAAATGCAGCAAACATTTCTCCCTGTTGCAACCAAGCAGGGTCTCCCACTATAGTCATATTGCATCTGCCAAGGTCGCTGGGACTATACAATATTTCGGCCAAGTTAGCAGGGGGTTCGTTGGCCTTGCCTTTGGCTCCCTGAGCACTTTCACTACTGCGTGAGTCGACGCCATATTGAATTAGTTCACTGGCACTGCTGCTAATATTATTAACACCGCCGGTGAGTGTTGCTTTGTATAAGGTGTTGAGATTTTCTTCGTAGCTCAACACTGCGGTATTTTGTCCTGTAAACCAATAGTTGTATTGTTTGTGTACACCATTGAATGTTGGAATTGGGTAATACTTGCTGTTTACATTGGTAATTTTGTAGGCATGCAATATGTACTTGACTCGGTAGGCATAGCTGTTGCGTTTGTAATCATAGCCCTTGACTTGGGATTGCATGGTGACCTTGAACCATGCAAGATTCTTTGCTGGAGTACCAGTAACTTCTTCTTTCTGTGTTTGTTCATTGTATTTTACAATCTGCTGATCTTCCATAAAGGTGCTGTTACGTATAACTTGATCTAAGAACTGAACCATTTGAGTACCAGCAGTGACTGGAATAATTCTTGAATTGTTATCCATTGACTGTTTGTTGCCTAGTTTTTTCTCCGCGGCACTGTTTGAAGTACTCATTGGTGTATTCTTTTTAACTAGTCCAGTTTTAGTAATTCTTGCATTTTCAATGGCCGGGTTGACAAATTCTACACTGTACTCGTCAGCAATCTCATATTGTCCTTCACGAACCATTTGTGCCTGATACTCGTTCATGGCCGCCATGAGTCCTTGGCGTATGGTTGCCTTGGCAGTCGGAGCCGCGTTGGCTTTAGGGGGTGCTGGATTGGATGATCCA